TTAATACCTTGTTGCAATGGACTCATATTAGTAACAAGTCCACCCTTAAATTCTATAGGGTATGTTTGACGAGTTGATGGCATGTATTAAGAAACCCTAATAGTGTTATAAGAAGAGTTTGTTTGGTTTATTACAGTTGATCTCAAGTAGTCATAACGGTTAATGTAAAGGCTACGTAGTTGTTTAATCTCATCATCAAAGCGTTGTTGAATCATTGCAGCTTCTTGACCTTCACCTCTAAACATGTAAGCAAAGTGCATTGCACCGTTAGTAATCATATACCTAAACTGCTCAGGTACTGAGGGTACATCTGTAGCATTAATAAGATCTACAGGTAATCTGTAGTATTCATAAACTAATTCATATGCATTGTCTGGGGGAGCTACAAGTCCAAACTCTTGATTAGGAGTTCTAAATACATACTCTGGTAAAGTCCTAATACTTGTGCTTGTATCATACTCATAGTCTACATACTTATCTAAATACTCTTCGTAAGAAATTAAACGAAGTCTTTTAGTTGAATTATTAAAAGTAGTATTACGTTTAATACGGAAGCTATCCATATCAAGTGTCTTAGCATCTGAAGGATAAGCATAACGTATTGTACCTGCAGTTAATGTTTCTTCTGTTTCTACGTGATTAAAAGGCCACTCATATTCGTGTTGGTTGATATAACGAATAGCAGAGTTTACTGCATCCTTAATCATACTGTACTCACCAGTAGCAGCAGCAAAGTTACCTGATGTAAGCTCTACCTCATTAAGTCTACGGTTTACGTCATTTACTAGACCAAGATAATCATAAGCCATTTAACGTTCCTTTACCCGTAACTTAATACTGCGTTCTGCTTGACTGCCTGTGCTGTCAATCATGTTGCAGAAAAAAGTATATTCAATGTTATTTGTACCACCACCAATATTAATAGTAGCTACAGTAGTAGTATTAGTTTGTGATACGTTTTGTATATCATCTGTAGTTGCAGAACTTGAAGCAACAGTAAGTGTTTGTCCTGCACCTAATGTAGTCTTAGTACTATAAGCCGTACTCTTTACAGACCATGTAACAGTACTAATGGTAGCAGTACCAAGAAAACGTGACCAATCTACACTGTAATCTAGTTGTTCATCAGGGTCTTTATTGGGCCAACGAAAACTCATGTTTAATCCTCAGTTGCGTATACAGTTCGTTCTGCAGATGTTGCTTGTCGTTCTACAAAAACTATTCTATTCTCTTGTGGTATTCTTACTGTCCTGTTTGTGTCAAAGGCAGAAACAAATACCAATCTATTCTCATCAGGTATACGTACAGTTCTGGATGCTGAAGTAGACATTATGCTGCCTCTGCTATATATACTGTGCGTCTACGGCTATACTGTTCTCTTACAGCTTGGAAGTCAAAGACTACTGCAGTTGTACTTATTGTACCTATTGTACCTGTAGCTGGTGCAGAAGCTAGAGCTTCACTTACTTTAACTTGTGCTAGTGCTTGTACAGCACCTGTTGCTGATACACTACCAAGCTTTTCAGTTGTTTGATCTTCTACTTCATTTACTGAAGCTGTAGCTGTAACACCTGTTAATGTTAGTTGTGAATCTGCGTGTAGTACAAGAGTTCCAATAGAGCCTGTAGAACTTACACTATTTAAGTTTTCATCTACTTGTGGTTCTACAGTACCAATAGCACCTGTTGCAACTACGCTTGTACTAATACGTTCTGTAATGTCAATTTCAAAACCACCAGCAGATACAGATTCTATTGCTGTTGTTCCTGCTGTACCTGTAAGGGTTACAGTGTTACTAATACCTAATGTGCCAATAGAACCTGTAGCACTTACACCAGTAATATCTTCTTGAATATTTACTGTAACTGTATTTACAGCACCAGTAGAAGATACACTATTAAGAACCTCAGTAGGTTTTTCTTCTACTGTATTTACACTACCTGTAGCAGATACACCAGTAAGTGTTCTGGATATGTCTTCAACACCGTAAGCAGATACACCATACCTACCTGTAGCAAATCGTGCTGAAGCTGCTACAACAGCCATTAGGCTATGCGGATAACTGCAGTACTAGTTCCTACTGCTGGAAATTCAATTGTCAAATCACCTGCTGTAGCACTAACTGTTCCTCCAAAGTCAATGACAGCAATAGCTTTATTAGATGCTGATGAGTTATAAATAATACACCCATCTGCAGAAGTTGTTACATTAGAAAATACTTCGTCAGCAAAGTCTACCATAGCAGTAGTACCTGAAGTAGTAATAGCTGCACTATCTAAGTTTTGACCACCTGCTGAATAGTTAGTACCAGACGATTCATCAGAGTTACCTGTAACATTTGAATAGTTAGTTGTTGCTGCACCATAAGTACCAGAAGGTGAAGCTTTAATAAGTGCAAGTTTTATTGTGTGAGTATCCAGATCATGGATACCGCCAAGCAGTTCACCTTTAAAACTTGTACACATTGCTGTTGTAATACCCATGATAAATCCTTTTGTTAGGTAGCCTAAAGGGGCCACTCGAAAGCAGCCCCTAAAGTTATTCTATTTACGCAAGTGCGTCACGATCTACTTCGTCAGCAGAGTAGTCACCTTGATCACTAACGTCTACCATCCAAGCATATACACGGATTTTACCCGCTGTAAAGGTAGCACCAGAACCTGCAAATGTCAGGTCTAGTGTGTCTGCTGTTGCAAGAGTAACATCTGCTGCAGGTGTAGCTGATGGTGCATATGCAAGATCTGCAGCGCCATCAATATCAAATGCTGCAACAAATTCGTCAGCATCTGCTGCACCCAATGTTGCGGTAGCATCTGTACCTGTGTTTTGTGTTGCAGATTCTACAACTTGAAAACCAGCATGAATTACCCGTGTGTTAGCAGGGATAGTAATACACTGAACTACATCACCTGCTGTACAGGAAATAGCCTGTGCAGTAAGGTCAATAGTTTTTTGTACCATATACGGTGCACGTCCACGTTGTGAACTACCGTGAGCAGGTAACAATAATGAAGTAATAGTAGCCATTTGTTATCCCCCCCTTATGCCAAGTGATACTTAGCGTTCACAAGAGCTTCTGGACGAAGGATCTTGCGACCATATAGATGCATCCCACGAACAATGTCAGCGAATGAATCTGGATCACGATATGTTTCAGTTTTGTTGATCTGCTCTGCAGTTGCAACGGCTGAATCGTGTCCTGCAACAATCATACCATAGTTAGTAGATGAGTTCGTTCCTGTGAAGGAAGGACCAGTACCTACTGATGGCAAATTGTTTGAGGTGTATACACGGAAACCATGAATGTTTGTTCCGATTTGACCGTTCTGCAATCCAGAACCACCAAAGTCAGCATTAAACAAACGTGAGTCTTCGTCTTTCAACAACTCCATAAACACAGGATCTACTACCAACCAACGGCCTTGAGTATCTACATTCTGTTGATCCAACAGACGTGACATACGTGCAATAACTGTCAATGGAAAAGTATCACCAACGGCAGGAGTTGAGTCAGTTGCTCCACCTGTACGTGGCTGCAATGCCAAAGCATCACCACCTGAACCACCGAAGTCTGCTGCATCAATTTTCATTGAAGACAGTAGTTCGTCAGTACCTGCAGTAGATACAGCAACAGTACCGTTTACAGTTGAGTTTACTGTATTGGGCGTACCATGAATAGCAGCCTGTTTAAAGCCTGTCAAGTAGCCAAGTACATCTTGGTCAAACTGATCACCCAAACGGTAAGCAGCACGATCTGATGCAAGACTTTGGAAATTGACATGACTATGGGCTTCCTCAATATCGTCAACTTTAAAAGCAAAGTAGTTCGCTTTATCAATTGTCAATGAGAAATCTTCATCGTCAAGATCTTGTGGTGTAATAGTTGTACCACGCTCATATGCTTTAACAGTGATCTCAGGTTCTTTAATAATTTTAACTGAGTCACCCATTGCAGCAATTTCTCCGAAATAATCAGAGTTGGTGATTGCTTCACAGACAGATGCTTTGCGGAAAGCAAGTTGCACCTGTTTGCTATAAATTACTGGTGAGAAGTTACCATTAGGTAAATTGCCGTAACCAGCAGCGGATGTAAATGCCATTTTAATTTCTCCTAGCATTAAATCACAGATGCAAACGACTAATGACTTATACAGAGGCTAATACTACTAGGGTGCGCTATATAGAAAGTTGGCCTACCTTCTAGTGTAACGGGCCATGAGACATTAGGTTGTCCGAAAGCTTAATTGTGTTTGCGGATAGTTTAGTTAATTGGCAGTATGGGTAACTGTAGTTAATACCTAACAGGGCCATACTACCGATTGTACATATAGTTATATCATAAATATATTATATGTCAATAGCTTTATCTGGCAGAACCAGACAT